TGTCAGTCCTGCCGGGAACGAGCAGTGGGCTGTTTTGATGGCGTAGTAGCCGTGGTCGATGCCGATAATGATGCTCATGGGAAATACCTCCATTTTTTGTATTCTACAATCTATAATAAACGGTTGCCTTTTGGGGCTTCCGGAATTTTTGCATGAAAAAAGCGGTTCATTGGTATTGTACCAACAAACCGCCATTAAGGATTTGGAGAGCTTATTTTAACAGTCCCCTCCCCTTCTAAATATAATTTACTCTTGATTGTCGCCTCCAAATTATGAGGGAGGTGAACGCTTGAGTTTTCAGGAAATAATTTTGCTGCTTACTTTTATTGGCAGCTGCATATATGCCACCGTTTCTCTTACACTAAAAGTTCTTGAATTTCTCTTAAAAAATAAAAAGAGCCGCTGACTTAGACAGAAGTCAGCGGCAAATGAAAGCACTCCACAAAGCGGCAATCATTATGAAAATAGCCTTACGTTTCCGTAAGGCTATTTTTTGGTGCACCATCGGGGACTCGAACCCAGGACCCACTGATTAAGAGTCAGTACCGGGCAACGATACAACGTTCAAATTATCGCTTTGCCGTTAGTCTCAGGTAGTCAAAAGTAGTCAGAATGGCTCCGGGATGTAGTCAGTTTGTAGTCAGGCAGTTCCCGCCGTACTATCCGCGGCGGGCGGGGCAGAGTTGAAATAATCGTCCAGTTTGCCGCTTACTTTCAGGCCATCTTCGGCTTCCAGATGGGTGTAGATGCGGGCCGTCATCTCGATGCTGGCGTGACCAAGCAGCTGCTGGGCGGTGCGCAGATCCACACCGGCGTGGTACAGGCAGGTGGCATAGCTGTGGCGCAGCATGTGGGCGTGCACCGGCAGCAGTGACACCCCCGCCACATAATAGACCCACATTTTTTTATAAGCTGACTGCGTCATCACGCCGCCGTCAGCTTTGGTCACAACGTGCTCTCCCAGGCGCGGGGTGGCGTTCAGAATCGCCCGCAGCTTGGCGGGCACCGGCACCAGGCGGTGGGAAGCCGCGTTTTTCAGTTCCATACTGGGGTCCGGCTGATTGTCGCCCGCAAAGGTTACCGCCCGGCTGACAACCAGCGCCGCCGGGCCGACATCCCGCCATTGCAGGCCCAGAGCTTCCTCCTTGCGCAGGCCGCAGTAATAGCAGAGCGCGCAAAACACCTTGGCCCGCGGCTCCGCAATAGAGGACAACAGCTCCTCCGCTTCGTCCTGCGTCAGGTATTTCTTTTGCTTAGGGCGCGCGTGGGTCGTAATGCGGATGCCGTCGGTGGGGTCATCGCGGATCAGGTGGTTTGCCTGGGCCGTCTGCATGATCTGCCGCACCGTGATCAGCACCTTGTGCTGCAGGGATTCCGATTGCTCCGTGATTTCCGCCATAATGGCCCGGATATGTACCGGCCGTACTTCCTGCAGCTCCATGCAGCCAATATGCTGCATGATGTGCAGATTGTAGGCATCCCGGTACATTTTGGTGGTGGCCGGCCGCAGCCCCTGCTTGTAAGAGCGCAGCCAGATTTTTGCCCACTCGCCCACCAGGGTATGGTCCCCCACTTCCAGCCCTGCATCGTCCTGCGCCTGCACGGAGCGCACCGCGGCTTTCAGAGCGGCTTCGGTGCGGCCGTACACGAGCCGCGTTTTGCCGTTGGACAAGGTAATCCGCTTTTGGTAGCGGCCATCTGGACGGCGGGTCAATTTTTGTTTGGGCATAAAAAATACACCTCCAAGGTATGACTTGTAAGCCTGCCTTAAAGGTGATACAATACAAGTGTTGGGTTGGTATTGTATCCACTTTTAGTGGGCAAGCTGATCTATGGAAACGCTCTCGGTGTTGGTAGCACCGGGGGCGTTTTTTTTATTTATATGTTGCTATTTCATAAAAAATTTTGTCCTTTTGTCAATCAAAGAAGCTTGTTTTGCATTTCCGGGTAGTAGTTATCTGACAGCACTTTTTTGAGCTTTTTAATCTTATATTCAAGAACCCATTTTCTGATCAGATTCTCGATTCTTACCAGCGGAAACGAAAGAACTGCCGCAATAATTGCTATTCCTAAAAGGACAAAGGCCGTGGCTTTTCCTCTTTGAATTGAGGAAATTCCAAATCGCAAAAAGAACAATACGAAAACCGCGCAAAATGTCATTAGGTATGGACGACTTTTTATCGTTTTCCAGAGCTTTGATTTCACTGTGTGCCGCCTTTCTGCCACTCGCTGTGGCATACTTTTTTAACGTACTTTCTCAAAACCAGTGTGTATACCCCGTTGCCTTGCCTTCTATCTGGATGTCATCCAGCTCCGGGCCGGAGTAGGATTTGGGGCGGTAGGCGCTGTTGGCGGGCACAAGGGTGATGGTGCTGCCGTCATAATACACGCGCTTGAGGGTGGCTTCGTCCCCAATGCGGACGGCGGCTATTTCGCCATCTTCCACCTGCGGCTGGGTTTTGATGTAGACCACATCATTATCCCGGATGCCGGCATCGATCATGCTGTCGCCATGGCAGCGCAGGCAGAAATCACAGACGATCCCCTCCGGCACATCCACATATTCCTGTACGTTCTGCTCTGCGGTGATGGGCTCGCCGCAGGCAATATCCCCCACCAGCGGCCGCTTGACGGTTTTGGGACGAGGTTCAAAGCCGGCGGGGATGGTGGGGGCGGCAGGTGCGTCATCAAGAATGACACTTTTCGGCACTCCAAAATAAGCCGCCATTTTTTCTACCGCGCCCATCCGTGGAATTTTCTGGCCTGATTCCCATGTGGACACTGCTTTATCCGTTACGCCTGCAATTTTGCCAAGCTCGACTTGCGAAAGATCTGCTGCAAGACGCAAACGTTTAATATTATCTGCAATACTCATTGTAGATCACTCCTTAATATGTAGACTAATCCAAAAGTAGAATAATGTCAACACCTTTTTGAAAATTTTCTACTTTAAGTTCTTGACATTCTACTTTTAGTGGATTATACTAGAATCAGCTTCATACGAAAGGAGGTTTTCATTTGGGCTTTTCTGTTAAACAGGCTCGCCAGTATGCCGGATTCACGCAGCTTGAAATGGCAAAAAAACTTGGCGTATCGCGTGATACTTACCGAAAAATCGAGCTGTCTCCCGAAACCGCTTCTGTTGCCATTGCCAAAAAAATCAGCGTAATTGTTGGCATTCCCATCGACCAAATTTTTTTCGCTCAAAGCTCTACTTAAAGTAGATTTGTTTTCAAAGGAGGTGACGCCGTCATGATCTGTTCCCGCAAAAAGATGGTTCAGCGCCAAGTTCTGAACGTCTTGCTGGACGCACAAAAAAATATGGCATCCACCGAAAAGGTAGATGTCAGAGGGCTTGTTTATTTGAGCCGCTTTTTATTGCGCCTGTTGGAGAAGCTGGACGATGAACTCGTACAGCTGAGTACGGAAGAGAAGCAATAAAGGCGCTGATATCCAGTAAAGAATCTGTATCAGTTTTGGAACCAGCTTATCCCCTGATACGCCTAGATACTCACACAGCTTGATAGGAAGGAACAAAACCAACTGCACCCAATACAACGGCGAAAAGCACTCGCGCAAATTCATCAAGAACGTGCCTTTAATTTTAGAAAGTATGTTCAATCCATCCGCGATAACGTCTCCGCGCTTAACTGTCAGATTTTCTACAACGCTTACCTGAACAGCTTGAAACTGACCATGTCCCAGAGAGTCAACAGCCGTAACAGTGGAGTCTGGAATCCCGGCCTGTTTCAATAATTTTCTAATAGGCGCGGTATAGCTTGCAAATTCTTCGCCTTTGCCCACTATGTACTCTTTGTATTTGCGTTCATAGTAAGTGGCTCTGATGTAGCCCGATAGGCAAAATAAGATTCTATATGCCAAAACCACAATGAACGCCCGTACGAAGTAATTCAAAACACTCCACCACCTTTTGCTTAGTCTATCATTTTGTAAAGGTTTTATCAACTGTCAATCCGTTCAAGGAGCCGTCCATGAAACTTATTGTCAACAACACCGGCGTATTTTTGGACAACCAGAAGGTCCGCCATGTAACAAAAATCGACCTCATCGAACTGATGCCCGGCAGCCCCAAAGTGGTTGCCTTGCAACTGGAAGTCGATGAAGTCGATATTCAGGCTTCTATTTTTAAGGAGGTGACCCTCAATAAAGCATCATCCTGATTCCGCTGATATCGCCATCATCCTTTCGCTTATCAGCATCTTCATTAACCTGTGCAAGATACTGCCATGGAGCTTTTAATTCTCGTTCTCAAGATACTTATTACTGAGCAGAAAGTCAATTTCTTTGACAACATCTGTCACATCTGCGAAAAAATCGAACGCTGGCTTATGCAGCATCGCTAAAAGGAGGTATTCCCCATGAACAACGAAAAAATCACAATCCGCATGGGCAGCACGACCGTAACCCAGACCGCCGAAGGCTTTGAACTCAAAAACGGTCCCGGCATCAAGATTCCGCCGGAGGTCACATTCAAGGACGTGAAGCAGGCACATCACAACCGGGTGCATCCGCAGCAAGTCCGGCGGCAGCACAATCTACGACCTTGATGAAAAGGAGGTCACCCCATGATCCTTTACACTGCCGATCGCCTGGCCGAGATGCTGGGCGTGCAAAAATCCACCGTGCAGCAGCTTGTGCGGGCCGGGGAGTTTGGCCCCACGGTCAACGTGGCGCGCAAACACCTGGTGACCGAAGACGGCCTGGCCGGGTTCATTGCGCGCCGCACCGGCCCCGCGCACAGCGGCCTTGCCCCCGCACCGCAAACCAACTATCACCACCGGCACAGTGACCCTGGGCCGATCTGAAAGGAGAACGACAATGCCCCAAACAAAAACAGCCGCCCCGGTGCTGCAACACCGGAACGGCCAGACGAAAAATTTCATCACCTGTATTTTACCCTACATCAGCCCCATTTGCAAGGCTTTCGCCAATTTCACGCTAACGGCCTGCGGGCTGGGCGCGCTGTGCGCCGTGACCGCCCTGGCCCAGGGCGGCGGGGCGGCTGCAATGGCAGGGCTGGCAGCCTGCCTGCTGGGTGGCTGGGCCGCGATCACGCTGCGGGAGGTGGCGACATGCGCGGAATCGTGATTGACCCCGGCGCAAAGCCGGAACTTTACCGCCTGCCGGATACCCTGCAGGAATTGCAGCGCTTTATGGGCGGGTACGCGCAGCGCTGCCCGATCAGCAACCGGTTTGCCGCGCTGTTTTATCTGCCGCAGGCCGGGCAAAGCCTGCCGACCCGGCATTACAAAGGCCGCTGGTTTTATGGGCGGCTCTGCCTTGTGGGCTGGCGCAACGCCCGCATGACGGACCTGCCCATGCCGCTGGCCGAAGAACTTCTGCAAAAATTCACACCTGTGGAGATAACGCTATGAACGAATACGACGCCATCCGCGCTGCTTTTGCCCACAACCGCAAGGATGCCGAACTGCTGCTGCACGAAACCGTGCGCAGCATTCTGGCGGAGGCAACAAGCAGCAAGGTCAAACAACTGGAAAAGATCAGCCTGTGCTACAGCGCCGCGGACACCGGCGCCGCCCAGCGCAAAGCGCTGATCAACATGGAGGTAGAAGATTGACTGACCACATGATTTGCCAGAACCAGGACAACCACCTGCTGTACGCCTTAAAGCACGGCAGGTTCTGGTTCTGGGACAAACGCCAAAACAAATGGGTGCCCAGCGATTTTGCCGCCCAGCAGTACGCCAAGGCCCAGACCAAAGAGCCCGACCTGGCGCAGGAAGACTGGCTGGGGAGATGCTTCGGCATCCTGAAGGATGACTATGAGGTACCGGACGCTGTGGTAAAAGCCCTGCGCGCGCTGTCCAACAAGGAGGAACCACCATGCAAAGTGAACACGACTGCCCCGAATGCGGATGCTGCTGTGACTATGGCCGCCCCTGCTGCCACGTTGGCGGAGGAAACATCGACCACCCAGGCGGATGCAAACAGCTGCCCGCCGGACCCCTGCTCCCCTGCGGATGCTTCCGGTGCAATGTCAAACCTGTCCGGTGCCGCAGCTGCCTGTTCGGCAGCGGAGTTTGATTATTCGGGGCTGGATGCCCAAACCGTTACCGACCTGCACCTGGCCGAACAGACGTACACATCGGGACGCAAGCTGGCCGAAATGGGCCTGCGCCGCATGGCTGACGGCGTTTCCATTGCGCACGACGCGCTGTGCGGCGGAGTTGTCCACAAGATGGACAACTCAAAGCATGGGAACCGTGGTGAAGATACTTTCCGCCGCTGGTGCGAAAGCATAGGCGTGGGAAAATCTACCGCATACAAGCTGCTTCAGGTTGCTGCCCTGTTCGATTCCAGCAGCCCCCGCCAGCAGCAGGTGCTGGAAGAACTTTCCCCTTCTTTATTATATGCCGCCGCCAAGCCCACCGCCCCCGCCGATCTGGTGCAGGCCGTCAAATCCGGCGACATTACCACCCACAAGCAATACCAGGATTTGCTGAAAGAAAACCAGCAGCTGCGCGCCGACCGGGTGAGCGCCCTCAATGCCGCAGCCGCCGCCGAAGCCGCCCGCGATGCCGCCCTGGCCGATGTTGACGGCCTGCATGAGCAGAACCGCCAGCTGCAAGCCGCCGCCACCGGTGCCCAGGAAAGCTACCGCACCGCCCACAAAAACGAAGATTCCGCCCTGCGCCGCGCCACCGAAGCCGAGCAGCGGGCAAAGGAAGCGGAAGCCCGCGCCGCCGATGCCGAAAAAACCGCCGCCCTGCGGCAGGAGATGAACACCGATCTGAACGCCCGCCTCAGGGAATTGGAAAACCGCCCGCAGGATGTGGCTGTCTGCCCGCCAAGTGAAGCCGACATTGAAAAGTACCGCAAAGAGGGCGAGGACCGCGTGTTTGATGCAGCTCAAAAGCTGGCCGAAACATCCCGCGCACAGAACACAGAGCTGCTGCGCCAGCTGGCTGAAACCCAGCAGCAGCTGGA